CCATTGCTCCAACAACTCAGCATCCTCAAGCGCGGCGGCAATAGCCGTTACGTCGAGCGCCTGCACTGACGAGCGCAACGCACGGTCAACAGCGCCGGTCAACAGCGGGCAGATTGGCTTGGCCGCGCACCAGCGGCAATGGTCGCCCTTGGCCAACTCCGCGTTGGGTTGCAGCGCGCGCTTCACGGCACGAACCAGTTCATGCTCGAACATCTGGATGCGACGCGGCGAGGTCTCCCAGCGCTTCACATACGGCGGCTGCACGATGACGCACTCAATTTTGGTCGCGCCCTCGAACACCCACTGCACTTCTTTGGTTCGCATGGCCGCAGCGGCGTAGAACATAGGTTGTGGGTTTTCCTCGACATCCACAGACACGCCGTCGCCAAACTTCCAATCAATCACATACGCAGTATCTCCAATGCGACCCAACAGATCAGCAGAACCAAACACGCCAGGTAGCACGTCTCCAAATCCAACGACGGTTTCACAGGCGTACTCCATCTTTTTGTCGGGGTCGATGTCATCCAGCGCCATCAACGCGGGCAAAAGTTTATTGTTGAGAAGGTTTTGGTCGAGAACAATACCCTCATAATAGAGCCCGACTGCGCTCTCTGGCGTCAGGCGTCCCTCCAAAATTTCGCTGATCGCGTTGTGCAGCAGCGTGCCCGTGTCGGCGTATTTGCTGGACGGCTTGGGCGGCATTTGTGCCACCAAGGCTACGGAGCCGGGGCAAGCGATAACGCGTTTTGCAGTCGAACCGCCTACAATATTTGAATGTTGAGCCATTGTCGAACCTTACTTGATTGAGTGACAAATCAGTGCTAGACAATCTTTTACGAATATGCAAGAGAATTTTTTATGAGTGAAAGCGAAGTCGAGAAACACTTGGCGTGGGTCGTCGCCCGCATGGGCGGCGTCACCTACAAGTTTAAGTCGCCCACGCAGCGCGGTGTGGCTGACCGGATCGTGTGCTTGCCCAATGGCGAGACGTGGTTCGTTGAGTTGAAGACCAAGGGCGGGCGGCTGGCCCCGCTACAAAAGTTATTTGCTGCGGACATGACCCGACTAGGCCAGCGCTATGCGTGCCTGTGGTCTATAGAACAGGTGGAGACATGGGCGAAACAACGCTGACCCTGCGGCCTTATCAAGAAGACGCAGCGGATTTCCTCTTTGGGCATGACCGCGCCATGATCCTTGCGCCGGTTGGCGCGGGCAAGACGGCCATCACGCTGACCGCCATGACGGAGATGATTGCCGAGGGTCACGTCAAGCGTTGGCTGGTGCTGGCGCCCAAGCGTGTGTGCACCGAGGTGTGGCCGGTCGAGCAGCCTAAGTGGGCGTTAGATTTTGACATCGCCATCGCGGTCGGGTCGCCCAAGGCGCGGCGAGCGGCGTTTGCGTCTGACGCGCCCATCGTCGTTATAAACTACGACAACATTCAATCGTTGACCGAAGACGATCTGGCGCAGTTTGACGGGATCGTATTTGACGAACTGACTAGAATGAAGAACCCCAGCGGCAAACGGTTCAAGGCGCTACTGAAGCAGATTGACCGGTTTCAATTCCGGTGGGGCTTGACCGGATCGTTTACGTCGAACGGCCTAGAAGACGTATTCGGCCAGTGCAAGATCATAGACCAGAGTCTGTTAGGCCGGTCCAAGGGCGCGTTTCTGCAACGGTACTTCGCGTGCATTAACCGCGATTTTGGCGAATGGGCGCCCGTTAAAGGGTCGCTTGAAAAGGTCATGGAGGCCATCCGACCGGCGACGTTCGTGCTGGAGCCTGGCGTTTACGCGGACAAACTGCCCCCGCTGCACGTCTTGGAAATGCGCTGCGACATGGCCGACCGCGCACCATATGAAAAGATGAAACGCGACTTCATGCTGGAACTGGGCACCGACGCGGTGATTGCGGCCAACGCCGCAGCGGTGACGAACAAGCTGCAACAGCTAGCGTCGGGGTTCGTCTACAACACCAAGACAACCGCCAGTGACCGCCCCGGCAAGTTCGACACAAAGCAGGACGCCGTTTGGTTCAGCAGCCACAAGTTCGACATGCTGGAAGAAATTTGGGAAGAGAACCAGCGCGCGCCGACCATCGTCGTCTACAACTACCAAGAAGAACTGGCCGAACTAAAGCGCCGCTTTCCAAAGGCGCAGACGATTGACGACAAGTCCGCCATCAATCGCTGGAATTTAGGCCAGATTTCCATGCTGCTGATCCACCCCAAGTCCGCTGGCCACGGGCTCAACCTTCAGCACGGCGGCAACAAGATCATCTTCCTGTCGCTGCCGTGGTCGCTGGAGCTATACGAACAGACTATTGGGCGCCTGCATCGCGGCGGTCAGACCTGCGAAGTCTGGTGCTACCTGTTGATCTGTAACAAAACTATTGACGAGCGTATTTGGGGAGCGCTACAAGATAAGCGCACTATATCAAATATTGCTCTAGAGGAGCTAAAGGCGTGAACTGGCGGGAATTGAACGACGTTCTTAATGGGCTAGACGAGCAGAAAATTTTAACGCTGCTGAAGGAAGAGCGGATTACGCGTCGCCGCGTAACCGTGATGACCCGCCTTCACCAGCGCTATACGATCCTGCGCGCCGCCCGCGAACGCCGCGAATTGCTTAACGATGCGGTTAAGCCATAGCCGACGCTTTAGCCTTAACTTCCTCAACGCGGCGGCCCCAGCCCTTGCCGAACGTATCCCAAGTCGGAAGTCTCTGAAGAAAATCCAGCCGCATGTCGCACAGGGCGTCAACTGTTTCTTCAGGGTTGCAGGACAAGATGGCTTCCATTGACTTAGGGCCAATAATGCCGTCAGCCGGAACGCCCGCAATCTGCTGAAGATACTTGGCCGCGCGCCCGACGCCGGAGTTGACCGCCAGATCGTAGGCTGCGTAGTCCACGCCAGAAGGTAATTCGTCACCCCTGATCTTGTCCCAGTATTTTGTCTTGTAAAACGGTTTGACAATCTCAGGCGTCAGCGCGCGCATTTCGGCTTCGGTCACGTCACGGTCAACGTATTCTTCCCAAGCGCGCTGGGTTACGCCCAAGTTGGTGCGCCCGCCAGGGTCTTTTGGGTGGTTCACGTAACCGCCTTCGTGCTTCAGCACCGCAGCAAAAGCCATTTCCCAATTGTCGTTCATTTTCCATCCCCTTTAAGCAGTTCGTTCTTGGCTTTAGAACCTGCCGATGAGCCAAAAAAGTAAGCAATGACGCCGGTAAACGCCGTCTGCAATGCGCCGAGCATCAGAAGAAGAGCCTCATTGCCGTTCTTGGGAACCCCGTAAATAAACATCCAAAACAGGATGCCGAAGAAGCCAATTGTGATTGCGGCCGCAAGTATCTTTGGAGTGTGGTCGCCGGTTTGGATTTCGCGATTGCGCGCGCTGTTACGGTCCCCTGCCGCAATCCGCTCAAGGTCGATCTCCAGTTCCGCCATGCGGACCTTGAAGTCGGCGTCGATCTGCTTGATGGCAGCAAGCTGGTCAGGCGTCGCGCTCTGCAAAGCTTTTGCAATGTCGGTTTCGGAACCGTTTTCATTTCCCAGCAGAACATTTGATAAAGTTTTTGCCGCAAGCCCCGCCAGCGGACCGCCCAGCGCCGTCGCAAGAGTAGGCGCAAGCTGGCCAAGCAGCGGCCCTGCTACCTTTAGAATATCCATTCTACCCCTCCTACTTAGATACGACGAAGATCGTCACGAACATCCCAGCTAAAAGAACAAGAATTACAAGCCCCGCCGCGCCATAAACCATCAGTTCGTGCATGGCCTCTTCGTGTTCCCTCTGGGCTTTCTCAGCGGCAGCCTTTTGCTCTTTCCTAATCTTGACCGTTTCGGCCATGACCCAATCCCAAGCCTGTAACCCCTGTTCAGAAATGAAGAGGTTTTTGGCCTCCGCAAACATCTTCTCAACTTCTTTTTTCGCCATAAAGGCGTCCATCGCCAACTTCTCAGCACTCTCCTTGCCAAACAGTTTGGGTTTGGGAGGAGAGGCTGCAAGTTGTGTGAGCTTAGAAGCAGAATCCATCAGGTTTGAAATGTCCCGAAATAGGCTCTGAACTTCCTTGCCCAACTTTACGCCGGTCTTGATGGCCTCGTAAGAGCCTTTGGCAAGGGCAAGGATTGTTAGCGGGTCCATGTCATCTCGCCAGTTCGCGTGTCGTTTGATTAATCCTAGCGCGGACAGCAACTATATCACGAGGCGGACCCTTAAAACCAACGGCCAAATAGCCAACCATCGTCCCCTGTTCTGGAGGAATTGAGCCCCTGCAAGCGTAGGTCACACCCTTTGACACGATCCAATCGCCTGCTTCTGACGATGGCTCAAACGTCTCACACAGCACCTCGCCATTGAGCATTGAGATTGCAGCATGGTTGCGGGCTGGAGACCCTGAGAAAAATGCGCCCTTCTTGCCTTCCAGCGGAGCGTGACGGCCATCTGGGCTAAGAGCGACGCGAGTTGTTCTGGCATTGCTGGACAGATTAATTTCGTGAACAATAATTGTCTCAGCACGAAGGTCTCTCATAAGAGCTTGCGCCGCACCGACGATACGCTCATCTGACACCAAGGTTGGCATGGTATCGTGATTGATGACCTTATTGATGAGCTTTTCTTGGTTCTGATACACAAGGTATCCGGTCAAGCCAAAAGCACCTAAAAGAATAACGACCGCCAACTTGAATGGGCTGTCTACCCACTTCACAACATCAATGGCCTTATCAAGGAAGCCAGATGGCGCAGGTTTTTGCGGGTCGGGTGATGGGGCGAGTGGCTTTTTAACAACAGTTTTTTTAACTGCGGTTTTTTTAGCGGTGGTTTTTTTAACGGGGGGTTTCACTTGTCAGCTTTCCCGTCCAGCTTGTCGTAGATGCGCTGGAACATATGCTCGATGTGCTCCATGCGCCGGTCTAGGTCCACCTTCATGACATACGTTTTTGGCAGTTCTGTCTCAATGTCATGCAGGTCGCGGCGAAGTTCTTTGACGGCGCCCCAAAGCTCCCGCGCAAACCAACCGCCTGCCGCAATAGCCGCGCCGCCAACGAAATTGTATATTGTCTGCGTGTCCATCACTGGTCCTGTTGGGCCTGAATTGCGAGCATATTGACAGCGGGGGCTGTACCCCGCATGGCGTTGGCGGCTCTTTGTGCAGTAGCGCGAAACGACGCTTCGCGCGCGGCATTGCGTTTATCCATTGCCATAACTTCTTGGATCATTGCAGCCATGCGTTGCGGGTCATATGCCGCTTCAGCAATTTTGATAGCAGCAGCGCGGTTAATTCGGCCTTCAACAGCTTCCAAAATACGATTTGACACCGTAGCAACGCGGTTGAGAAACCCTTTGGGTGCGGGTAATTGCGCGCCTGATAGACCTTCCGCTTCAACGCGGCCTGCTTTAGCAAGATCTTTATATTCTTTTGATACGCGAAGGTCTTCCAGCACATTAGCAACGCGTTTCAAATCGCCTGTCTCAAGCACGTCAGACAGACGTTCAAATCGCGCTTCGCCGGTTGCTTTCTTAAGTGTAGCTGGAGCGTTCCGCACAGCATTGGCAAACACACCGGCACGCGACGCGGTTTCATCCAGCGGGCTTTCAAGTGCAGTTTTAAGCACTTGACCCACTTCCATGACGTTAATGGGCGCGCTTTTTTCGGCAAACGTTGCGCGCGCCTTCATTAAATCTGGCGCGTTCTTCTCAAGCCAGTCCATATATTGCGCGCGAACGCCAGTTGCAGCGTTGCGTTGTGCCGCCTGCGCGTTGGTTTCGTTGGCACGCGGTTTAACCGCTTCATCAAGTGCAATCTTAATATCTTGCAGAGCTTGACCAGACAGTTTAGCGGTCTGGGCGGGAATTTCGCGCGTCAGTTCTTCGCCTGCAGCCCCCAAAATACCGCTTTTAACTGTTTCAGCAGGCTTAATTTCGCCGCGCATAAACGGCTGTTGACGGTCTGCGGCCATACGCGACGCTGTGGCCAACGCCTCGTCCATTGTCGGCGTGTCCATTAGGTTAGCAAATGTTTCGTCCGTTTCAGCCAATTTTGCAGCCGCGCGCTGGTATAGAGGTTTGGTTGCTGCTGTGCGAGCTTCAACCGCAGATTGCTGCGCTTCCGGCGTACCGGAAATTTCGCCAATGCTTTTGCTACGCGCTGCGCCGCGTGCGGCCTCAATTTCAAACTGTTGGGTCGGGTTAAATTGCGAAAGTACTTTTTGTTCCAGCGCAGGAAATTGCGTGCCCGCCTGCCCACTTGCCACAATCATTTCGCCCGCGCTGCGGCGTGAACCAGGCACAATTTCCTGCGGTCGGTTCAGCAACGCGGTAACATATTCTTCGCCGCGTCCTTCCAATGCCGGTTCCAACATGCGGTATTGCGGCGACAAAGCATTACGTGCAGATGATATGGTCGGCGCAGCAACTTCAGCAAGTTTGTTTACGCCTGCAATCGGCAATGCCAGCGGGTCTATGACGCGTGCTGCGCCTGACAATGCTTCACCTGTTTGCGCCATGCGCCCAGCGGTTGCTGCTTTAGCAGCAAGGCCAAGGATCATAGACAAATCGCCCGCCG